AAAAGCGAGCGGCAGGATTCCGGCGATGAGCCGGGGAATGAAAGGAACACAGATGCCGCAGTTCAAAAACAACGTCCTGACCGATGCCGAGATTGAAGCGATTGAGGCCAACTACACCGCCCGCCGGATGTTCTCGCCCGGCTCCAACGGCTACGGCGTGTTCATTACCGATTGCGGCAACGGCCTAGGCCGCGAAGTTGGCCCGCCGATGTCGTGGGCATCAGCCGTCAAGAAGCGTTGCGAGATGGTGGACGAAGCGATTCACCGTGCCGCAGAGGCCAAGTTGGCCGGGGTGTCCAAGTGAACGCCCACACCGCCGCCCGCAAGGTAATCCAACGCGAGTCCGTAGCACTCGCCGTAGCCGTGCAGGATCGCCTAGCGGGCCTTCCGCACGGCTCGGCCGCTCAGCTTGCCGGGCATCTCGGCATCACGAAGCAGGCCCTGTCCGGTTGGCTTACCGGGAAGCGTCCGCTTGCCGCCGCTCACTTTGGGGCTGTCAGAGCTTGGCTTCAGCCGATACGCGAAGCGTAAGTGTCCCCCGAAAACGTACGTAGACCGCTCAACTCTCCCCTCTGACAGCAGGCGGGAGAGTTGTCGGCTTGCCGTACGCTCGGGGATGCCCGTTGCCTGAACCTCTGACTTGCCGTGCCACTTGCCGTCCGCTAGGACCGCCAGCACGTCGGCCAGCGAACCGCCCATCAGGTCCGCGTGTTCCTGGTCGAGTTGGTCGAGGATCTGACGTTCGGTCCAGTTGGGCACTCGTCGGACTCCCATTCGATAACCTCATCGGTATCAATGATCCAATCGGGACAGTTTCCCCGCACGGTTCCGCTTGCCATTCTGTTCCCCCTGACTACCAACGGCACGCCGGTAGAGGTGGATTGTTGGCAAGGTGTTCGGCTCCCGGAACTCCAGCATAACCGCTCCGATATTCACGTTCTCGGCCCGCACGACCTTGTAGCCGTACCGCGTCAGGCCCTGCCACGCGGCCGTAGCAATCGCCACGGAGTCACCATCGGAGAACGAGCCGTAGACGTGCCGGTGAGACATGACCAGCACGCGGGGCAGCGGACGGCCCTGCCGCCCTTCGCTCAGTTGATGGTTGGCCAGTTCCATCCCCAGCCCATTGGCCTGTAGCCACTGCCGGGATGTCGCGGGCATGTGGTGAAGTGCCATCATCGGCACGCCGGCCACGGTTTCCCGGAACACGTCGTAATGTTCGCCGGCGAAGTGCCGGGAAACGTTCCGTTCGCTGTTCCCGGTGTGGCATTCGGTGCCGCCGATGACCACAACACGCTCGGATGCCTCGGCCAGAGGGGCAAGGCAGGCGATAGCCGCTCGGGTGTGGTCAATGGGATCCGCGGACCACACCTGCGTCGTCCGATGGTGTACGCCTTCCACGGTGTCACCATTGACCAGCAGATTGAGGTTGCCGCCCTTGGCGATGGACTTCGCCCACGGCAGGAGGCCCTGCCACTGGTTCCAGATCCAACCCGTCAGGGCGTTGTGCTTGACCTTGTACCCCTCGTCACACTCGAAGTCCGGGGGGTGGAGAGCCACGGTCGAGCCGCAGTGAAGGTCCGAGACGACCAACCAGTATTCAGGCTTTCCCACAAAACCCCATCCTTTCACAAATGGTTTTCAGCCGGTCAATGCATCCACACCCCGGCCACTTCGCCGTAGCGGTGCCGTGTCGCACCCGGAGCCACAGCCGCACGGGCCAGGGCACGCCTCGCCACTTCACGCCTAGCCAGCGGAGCTTGCCGTCCGATCCTGGATGGTGCCCAATGGGGCACAACCCCCCCTCCAGTGCCAACCCCACACCCGCACCCACGAGAGGGCACCACCCAAGATCGCCCGGACCCACTGACTGGCGTTCAGGGCAGATGCGGCACATTGCGGCACGCTCGAGGTACACCACCGGCAGCGAGATGCCGCAGGTCGCCTTGACGTTGCCGGTGTTTGCTTTGCCGCAGCCGCAGGCCATACGGGAGTTATTATACCACGTATTCCCGTAGAAACAAATATTGTGGATTCAGATATTGTTTAGACAGGCAACAGGCCCGCGAACCCCACGCCAGCGGGGAGAGCGGCAGCAGATCCGCCCCCGCAGCCGTTCACGCAGTCCGGTTGCGTCGGGCACGCCCACGTAAAGGCCAGCGTTACCGTCCGGTTGCCCACGGCGAACGTCTCCGTTGCCGTGTCCGTCCAGCCGGTGCAAGTGCGATTGCGGAACGGGTTGCTGCCCGGTGCCGAGTTGGCCAGCACGTCAGAGAACGCGGACACGTAGTTGCTAAACCCCAAGTCTTCGACGACCTGCCCCGCACAAACGGTTGTAGCACAAACCCGCCGCGTGCTGTCGTTGATCGTCGTCGTCTCACCCGTGGCCGACGTGTAGAACGTGCCCACGTCGTAGACGAACGGACACTCGCCCGGCGGATAGCTGCCGGTGTTGCCCGTGCTGGTCGCGGTGAACGTCGTCACGGTTGTAACGCCGCCCGAGGTGATCGTCGTCACGTCCGTAGCGGTCAGCGTGTACGTACACACGTCGCCGAGCTTGCCACAGCAGCAGGACGTGCGGACCTGCGAGCCGTTGCCGTCGTATGTGCCGTTCCAGAAGTTGCCCGTAAAGCAGTTAAAGCAGCTACAGCACGTCGTACCGTCCGCCGCCGGGAAGTTGCGTACGGCAGTCTCACCCGCCAACACGCGGGCAACGGGACCGCCGCCGTACACAACGCACGCGGCAACGCGGCATCCGTCCGTTGTGCAATACTTCACGTCCGTCTTGACCGTGCCGTCACAGTAAACCGCGTACTCCGCCACCCTACCCGGCAAGCACGCTTCATCCGTACACGCCGCCGATATCACTTCGATATCGTTTGCCGGAACCTTCGCGTAGTTCTTGAACCGTCCCCCGCAGGGGAGTAGGTCAATCACGCACCTCGTCTTGTTGCTGTCGATCAGCGAGTAGCACGTCCCGTAGATGAAGTATTTCTGCCCCGGACCAATCGGCGGGAGTGTCGCCATCGCCAGCACCAAGCACGGCACGGACACGGGGTTTCCGTCGCAATCGATCTGATCGCTACACGGTTCGAGTAGCCCGTAGAGCGTCCCGTCGTCGGTACACCCCGGCCCGCAGCAGTTGCAGCCGAGAGCGAGCCGCCCGTCCTTGCGGACGAGTTTGCCAGCGATGACGTGGAACTTACTCACGGGACGGTCAGGATGTCCGAATCGCAGGCGTAGAGGAAGCGATTGGTAACGGTCGCGGCGAAGAACTTGGACGCGAGGGTTGAGCGAGAAAGCCCAGCCGCATCGATGTACAGGTTCGTGATCGTCACGTTCTGCGTGATGCCGGAAAGGTCAACCGCCCCGCCGATGACCCATAGGTTATCGATGTTGCCACCCCGCCACGTCAGAGAGCCGCCGCTAAACACCTCGATAACGGCACCGCTCGCCCCGTCCGTGCCGGTGGGAACCGTGCTAGACGAATCGACGCGGGCCACGGTCACAGAGCCGCCCGCGATGGTCATGCGTGCCCCGGCAAAGTTGCCGTCAAGGCCCCGCTCGGTGTTCAGTGAGCCGCTAGAGATGTAGAGCTTCTGGAATGCCGAGTTGGCCGTGATGTGCTGGAACGATGCACTGCCGCCGCTCATGTAGAACGCCGGAACCGTCGTTGAGCTGTTGACGCTCAGATTGCCCGAACGCTGCTCCAGCCGATTCACGGTGCCGCCAGTCACCGACAGCGTACCGCTGCCGATGTGCTTGATTCGCTCAATCAGAGACGACGGGCCAGCCGCCTTGATGTACAAGGCACCGCCGCCAGCGGCGTAGCTGACAAGAGATGCCGTCGTGGTGTCTACGTCAACTTCAAGGGCACCGCTGGCACCGCCAATGGTGCCGGTGAACTTCGGATCGATGAACACGCCAGCAAGGCCAGCCAACGCATTCCACTGCGTGAGGTTCGCGGCGATGGTCTGCGAACCCTCGCCGAAGATGACCGTATCGCCGTTGGCTACGGTGGTCGCCGGTGAAGTGTTGAGGTCCGTTGTGGACTTCGGAATAAAAACGGTAGCCATGAGTTAAACCCCCTTCGCTGCGGCTTCCAGTGCTGGGCCGTAAAGCGATGAATACGCAAACACAGTGACGCGAGCGGATCCCGTAGGTGCCGCCCCGGTTGTACGGACGCGGAAACGATCCGCCCCCGAAATGTTGATGTGACTGCTGATCTTGCTGGTGCCGGTAAACGTCGTATCGGTCACGCCGGACGAAACGCGGTCAGTGACGAGGTACGGTTCAATCCACCCAACCCCGTCGTAAGTGATTTCAGGCCGCAAAGTGAGAGTGCCAGAAAAGGCACCTAGCAGCGGTGACACTTGGAACCCCGCTGAATCATTATTCATGCATAATATCTCAACGCCCGTCTCCGCGTTGATCGGGTCGGCAAGCTCGAAGGACTCCGAGCGATACGCCTTGCCGTTGCGGGGAAGTGTCACCGCCCCCAGCGTCACCAGCACGCGGCCCGCGTTCGTGGTCGCGGCAGTCTGTCGCACCCGCACGTAGCGGTAGGGGGTCAGCTTGTACGCGGGGAACCCGTTGGAGAGTCCGTAGGTGCTGCCATCGTCAACGATGATCGTCGGCGGTGTCAGGAACCCAAGGGCCTGCGAGTCAACCCACCCGTACCCGTCAACGCTCACCTCGACGGCGAGAGTTACGGCTTCGGTGGACGGTTTCTTCATGATCGTCGCCTGGACGAAACCAGTGTCAAGGTCGCCCACGTCAAGGATCATCGCACCGGGGAGCGTGTTGGTGTCCCATTCCTGTTGTACCTTGCGGATCATGGGCACTCCCCCGCGTCGGGCGTATGGAGAATCCAGCAGAACACGGACTGCCCTAGCCGTGCGGCGGGGAACGTCGTTCCCGGTGCCATCGGCTTGACCTTGATGCCAAGGCCCTTCCAGAGAACCCAACTAGTCCGGACTCGATCCATGTAGGACACGGGTTGCTCGGGCAGGCTTAGCGTTACCGAATACTCGATGTCATCTTCAAAGTACGTGGACGTGAGAGCATCGCCCGAGAGCGGTTCCGTGCGGATGTTGCGGCCTTCGCCTACCTGCCGAGTCGCGGCAACGATGGTGCCGACGAGCGGCTGACACTGGTTGTAGCCATCGCCGTATGACGGCTGGCCGAGTATGTTCATCATCCGCCACCTCCGACGTTAATCGGGATCGGGATACCCGGCAGGAGCGGGGACTGGCCTAGGGCACCATCGCCGATGATCGCGGTCGGAATCGTTGTGAACTTCGGCGGCATCGGCTGTGAAGTGACGACGATGTTGCCCGGCGGCGGATCGGGCGGGAGAATCTTCACCTCATGGAATGGCGGGCGAACGTACTCGGCACCCGTGCCGGGGAAGGTGCTGTTCTGTCGCGGTATCACGTACTTGTCCGCATCGGTGAAGATGCTCGGCCAGCGGATAGACACGTTGCCCGGATCGCTCACGAACTGGTAGCGGACCTGCAAGCCTTCGGGGCCGATCTGTGTGGCCGATGCTCCCTCAAACTTCCAATACCGCTGCGGGGCACCGTCGCCGTTCGTTACCGCGAACTTGTACACCTGATTAGCCGCGTTCTCGATGCAAGTGTTCAAGTCCTCGATCTGCGAAAGATGGAGTTTCTTGCTGATCGTCAGGCGGGACTGTGCCACCAGCACGTTCAGATTGTTCAGTTGCCACGCATAAGCAACGCCACCGGCGGACTGGTTCGACGCTTGGCCGGTCGGAACCTTGACGGCGAAGGGGATGCCTACCACGGCGTTCTGAAACGAAAACTCCACGCCGATTTCAGAGAAGTCGGTCGAGTAGTTGGCGGTGACGATGATTTCGTTACCGCTGATCTGGGCGGTGTAGAAGTCCAACGCCATCGGCACGAGGTCTTCCTGAGAACTCGGCCACTGACTACCAATCTCGGGCAGCGGATCGCCGCTGGCTAGGCTGGTCTGATTCTGCGGATTGCGGCAAATCTCATGTGCCGTTTCGTTGCTGATCGTGCCGCCGAAGCATGAGAATACACGAACGCCCCGGCGACGGCCGTAGCGGTCGCGGGAGACTTCGGGCACTGTGTTACGCTCTACCCACTGCAACGATCACCCCCCTTAGTTAACGCGGTCGGTTCCGCTGTTCGTTGATCGCCTTGGTGTTTTCTTCCAACGCTTCGGCCAATCGCCGCATGGCATCATCGCTGGCGATGGGCGTGCTGGTCATGGCCTGAATAGCTACCGGCGTATTCTGTGCCTCGATGCTGGCACCCCGCAGCGAGTCAATGCCGCCACGGATGCGGGGAGCGAACCGAGAGCGTGCCCGGCGTAGTTGGTTGAGCTTTTCCCGCTCAGGGTCAAGATTGTTCTGTGCCTCAAACTGCAAGCCCAACGACGGTGCGTAGTTTTCAGATTCGGGGTCGTCGCTGCCCGCAATGCCGATGCTCTTTAGCAGTCCCTTGACGGCGGACGAGTCCGGATCATTCATGTAGGCCATTGCCGCTTCGTACTTGCGTACCACTGCCTCTTGCTGGGCTATCTGCTGGTCAAGGTCCGACATGCCACGCGGATCAACACCCGCCGCCTTCATCGCTTCAGCGTTTCCATATGGCCCGTTCTGTAGATTGGCCTGCCCGCGTGCTTGCGATTGCAGTCCCAGCAACTTCACACGCTCCGCTTCATGCTGAAGTGCGGCCACGTTGAACACCATGTCACCAATGGCTTTGCCGATGTTGAAAAACGTTTCGGCTACGCCTTTTAGGTCTGAGAGTGTCGCCACTAGGTCTTTGGCGACAGGTGCCCCGTCGTTGAGTTTGCGGCGGAGGTCGTCAAAGCTGCCGCCGGTCTGTTGAACGGCCGCCGTTACCTTGTTCTGCCCGGCTACTTGTGCCCCGGTTGCCTGCTCGGTCGCGGTCTTGACTTTCTGTAGGTCGGCCTGAACCTGCGGCACGCCGGTAGTTTGCACCTCGATGAACGCGGATGCTACCTTGTTTTCCGGACTAGGACCGCCACTGTTCGCCACCTGTTACCCCTTGCCTTTGCCCGTTCCGTGTGCCACACTTAGGGAACAGGAGTTTTCACATGTCCAAAGCCGAGTTTGCTGAAGCCCTACGCGAGAACGATCAGAACCGAGTTGCAACCGCTGGCCGTTGGTTCCTGCTGCTGGCGTTTGCTGTGATCGTCGCCCTTGCCCTGCTTGCCTACCCGTATTTCCAGTCGCTTAAGCGGGTACCGGCTGCCAACGAACCCGGCGGGATCGCTAACCCAATGCCCGCCCGGCGTTAAGTCGCCGTCAGACTGCCCGAACCCTGCACGCCCACGCTCACCATCACCGCCTGACTCACGCCCACGTTGATCGATAACGATGACCAGAATCCATCAGCACCTACCAGCGTGTTGCCGGTGTTCGTGGTGATCGTCAGCGGCTTCGCGGATGAGCCGTTGTCGTTCCATTCAGGGATTCCGGTCGCGGACGAACCACCGAACGCGGTAGTGCCAAGGATGCTGTTCGCACCCGCCGGGGTCAGCGTGCTTGTCCCGTTGAACGAGATGGGCACCAGCGAGATGCCGCCCACCCGGATAGCCGGTGCTACAGACGTGATGACGATGTTCCCGGCCAGCGTCGCCGTGGTGCCGTAGGTGAACGTAGCTGACACGGGCGAACCACCGACCGCCAGAGGCAGCGGAGACGCGGCCACGTCGTCTAGGCGAGCGTTCATCGTGCCGGACCAGTTGACCACGCCGGGTCGGAACGTCTTCCACAGCGGAGCCGTGCCGTTGAAGGCCGTGGTTTCGTGTACCGCCGCGTTGATGTTGATGGTGTAGCTGTCAATGTAGATGTTCGTTGAACCGGTGTAGGCGACCAGCCCCGTATTGCCGAGGGCCGGGGCCGAGCCGATCTTGGCAAACCCTTCGAGCTGGGCGGTCCACTGGCCAAGGCCAGGAATAATCACCCGGCCGTAGTCACCGAGAGCCGTCACGTCGATAACGTCACCGGCGGCGGTCACGGTCGCGGCCATCGCGTTCATCTTGCTAAGCAACGCGGTGTAAAAGGTACCCGTCCAAGACGTAAGGGCACCTTGCGCACCGATGATCTGAACTGCCATGAAACCCCCTTGAAAACCGCCCCGGCGGCGTTAGACTGCCGCTTGTGAGATTATAGCCCGAAACTCTAACACCCAATGAAGCACCTCGCGGCTGTGGTCTTCGCGGGATGCTTTGTGTTCAACGATGGTGGACACCCACCCGCTGTCCGTCAGTGCCGGTGTCCACCGGTCCAGCCCGTACGTTGGTGCCGTGCCGTAGGACTGGGCGGGCCAATCGCCGAGAATGCGGGTCAGGATGTTCGACGCTACATCGAAGCCCGAATCCTGCCCGGAGACGGTCGGCCGGTTCTTGGCGAACCGCTCGACATAGACGTGAATGTCGAAGCTCACCTCGCGGGAGCGAAGCCGGAACGCATCGTTGGCCGTGTCGCTGACCACGTTGTAACTGACCAGCGGCAGGTCCGCATCGTCGTAGTTCACGTCGTTCATGATCCTCGCCCCCGTGGGCATGTAGCCCATGAGCGTCGTATCCGCCTCCAACCGGTCCGCGATGTTCGTCCAGAGCTTCGGCAGGTACATTTAGCCCCCCATCTGTCGGTTGAGTGTGCCTTGGAAGACCTTCGCCATGTCGCCTTTGGCCTTGGCCAACGCTGGCCGGAAGAACGGCCGGGGAGCGATGTAGACGCGGGGGGCCATGATCCACTCGATAAGAACCTGACCGTACTTGGAACCACCCTGGACGCGGCCGATCAGGATCTTCCCGCCCTGCCGCATACGGACAATCGAGCCGGCGTAGGTTTCCTCGTACCGCTTCAGGCCGGCCCCCGCCTTCCCCTCGCCGGCCCCGGAGTCGCGGACGAACTTCTCGGCATCCTTTGTGATCGGGTAGAGCATGTATTTCCGCTTAGCACGGATGAGCATGCCGAACTCCAGTACCTTTGCGTACTTCGCACCGCTGCCGACGATGTTCTTCCCGCCCACGGGCTTGCTGTACCCAATCCCCTGCGAGAGCTTGCCGCTCTGGCTCGTCGGAGGCTGTCCCGGCTTGGAGCGTACCCCGCCGTTCTGCCGCCCGAGTTGATCGTCGATAGCCCGGACAAGCACCTGAGCCGCCGCCTCATGGGCAACATCCACCGCAGTGGTTAGCCGCTTGATGAAGTCGTCGCCCTTCCACTGGGTTTGTACGGTGATCTTCATTAGCTGGTCGAGGATGCCCGAACCACGGTGAACTTGAGATAGGCACGGTGCCCCGCGTCGTCGATGGGGCCTGCATCGATGGTGTACGTGAACTGCGATTCGGTGTCAGGCCCCTCGGTACCGGGCGACACGTCGCCTTCGGTGTACCGGCGGAACTCGATCACGTCGTCTGGCCGCAGGTCGGCGTTGAAGTCCGTGTAGAGCGTGTATTCATTGCGGAAGCGGTTAGCCCCGTACTCGATGGTGTTGGTCGATGACTTGCCCTGAAGCGTGCAGCGAATATCGCCCTTGTAACTCCACGGGCCAGCCGTCAGAGCCGCCGATGTTGACGAACGCCCGTAGGTCGGTCGCCACACACTGGCGGTCATGTTGAGGAGGTTGCCTACGGGCATCAGGCCACCACCCCCGCCTCGCCACGGGCCTTGGCCAGCTCGTCAGCGTCGAGCTTGCCGTCCTTGTTGGCATCAAACCGGCCGAGAAGGGCCAGGGTAAGGGCCTGCTGCTGTGCGGCTGATTCCTTGGCCTTCCGCTCGCTCTCGTCCCATGCGGCATCCTCGCGGGCCTTGGCCCGGCGTGAGAGGTAGCCCATACCGGCCCCACCGATCAGGGCACCGAATACCGCGTTGATCGCGTCACCGGCACCACTGGACGCAATGGCCTGCCCGATGACCGGGATGCCCTTGAGAGCCGCGAAGATGCCTTGGGCGGCCTCTGCCTTCGCCTTCAACTGCTCGGCCGCCAGGTCGAACTGAGAGGTCAACGCCTTACGCTGCTCTTCGCGTGCGAGCGTCGCGTTTGTGAACCAGTCAACCGATGCATCCAGCTTGACCTGTGCCTCGCGTGTGATTTCGTCCGCCTTGGCCCGATACTTGGCCTCGAACTGGTCCCGCTCGGCGTTGAGAGCCGCGAACGCTGCGGAAGCGTCCCGCTGGCTTGCACGCTGCTCGAGCGTTGCCTTCCGTTCATCGTTCCGCTGGGCCTGCTGCTCGGCCGCGTCGGCCTTGGCAATCTCCACGGCAAGCTGCCCGCTGGTCACTTCCTTGCCGCTGATCGGCGAGGTTACTTTCGGTTCAAGGATGCCGCAGCCGGGAACAATGGCGATGACGGCGAGCAGAGCAAAGAGTCGAATGTTCATATGTACCCCTTTAAAGTGTGATCGCGTAGCGGTAAACGTCGTCAACTTGTTCCTCGGTCAACCCAAGCACCGAGCCGACAATCGGCACCAGCGGATTCGACCGATACACCGTCGTCGAGTACCGCCATTGATACGTGTACTCGGTCTGATCCATTCCCGCAGGAAGCCCCGCGATGATCGCTTCGACGGTCGCGTCTAGCGTCTCGACCGTGACACTGTGAATCTGATAGAGCGAGCGAATAAGCTGACCCTTAGTCACAAACTCAGGCACCGGCACCACCACCGGCTCCGGCTCGGGTGCCGTGAAGTTCTCGCCGTCGTAAGTGTGGCCGATGCCCACCGGCGAATCGTCGGCCAGTTCTACGAACACCACACCCTCCGCCGCCGGGGGCTGCTCGCCCCACATCTCCACGTTGTTCACAAGTCCATTGATGATTCGTGCGTATCGCATTGGTTTCTCAGAAGTAGCAGATCACGTAGATCACACCGGCACCGCCCGCACCGCCCACGCCAGAACTTCCTGCCGTGCTGCCAGCGGCACCACCGCCACCACCGCCGCCGCCGGGGAACCCGCCCGCACCTCCCGCACCACCCGCCACGCTGGCCGTCACGCTTGAACCGCCACCGCCGCCACCAACTCCACCGAAGAATCCAACCGCGTCGGCACCGGCCGAACCAGCACCGCCGCCGCTCGTGCCCGCACCCGTGGATGCGGTCAGGCCATACAGCGGCATGAACAGCGATGCACCGGAACGATGACCGCCAGCGGATGCCGCTCCGCCTGTCGTGACACCGCCAGCGGACGCTCCGCCGCCGGTCACAACACCACCGGCAAAACCTTGGTTTCCGTTACTGCCCGCCGCACCGGTGCCGGATGATGCCACACCGCCCTGCCCGGTCGTGATCGTGCCCTGTGCGGCAGCACCAGCACCGCCGGTTGCACTGCTGCCGCCGCCACCAAGTGCACGGCACAGCGTCGTCGATGTTCCGAACTCGGTAGTTCCGCCCGTGCCGCCAGCACCTCCGTTTCCGGTACCGGCCTGTGCCGTGCCCGCAGCACCGAACGCTCCGATGGTGACGTTCTCGGTGCCGCCAAGTCCGCTCGCACGGTAGAACCGACTCGACACGCCACCAGAGGCACCGCCACCGCCGCCAACGCGGGCAACAGAGGTATCGCCACGGCTTCCACCAGATCCGCCACCACCGGGGGCGAACACATATACCTGGGCGTACTTCAGGCCCGGCCGCTTCGTCCACGTTCCGCCCGCAAGGAACGTCTGCACATCGCTGCCGATGTGATTGGCCGACCAGCTCGCCGCCGTCGTGCCGCTGGTCAAGATGCACGTCACTACCACCTCACCGCCCGCGTACACGGATGTGACGAGGTTGGCACCGCTGCTGTTGATCGTCAGCGTTGCCGTGCCGGTGCCGTTGTTGATGATGCGGAACGACTGGCCAAGCACCATCGTCGATGCCACGGGCAGCGTTACGGTCTGGTTCGCCGTGCCAGTGAAAAACTGCTGCTGGGCACTGGCCGAAGTCAGCGTAGTTGTACCTCCAGCCGTTGCCGTCGTGGCGTATCCGGGCACCACCGATGCGGCCACGTTCAGCCGCCCCGTGGTGTCAATCGTCGCCGAATCCGTTGTGCCGCTGTTGACCACAAACCGGATCGCGTTGCTGTCGATGGTGCCCAAGGCCAACGCCCCGCCGTGGCTTGCCAGATACGTCACGTTCGCCGTGCTGAAGGCACCGCTGCCGGTGAAGCCCGACGAGTTACGCCCGAACTCGCCATAGTTCGTGGTGTCGGTGGCGTTGTCGCCGTTGACGATCAGGTTGGACGATGCCGCCGTGCCCGCACTGGTGTTCTGGATGATCGCCTGATTGAAGGCGTTCACGCTGGTCTGAAGCCGAAGCGGGGCATTGGTCGGGGTGTACCCCATCGTGCCAAGTCCAAAGAACGTGGATGCCACCACAGACGCATCAGATTGCACGAAGCCGCCGCCGATGGTGCCTAGGGCAGTGATTACGTCGTTGCTGAACACCGACACGCCAACATTCACCGTTCCCGTCGTCAGCGTGTCGGTCGCACTGTTGTACGTCAGGCCCGCATCGCCCGCGAAGGCTCCGGCATTGTTAAACTGCACCTGCGTGGTCGATCCACCCGGCGAGCCACCACCGCCCGCCGGTGTCGCCCAGGTGCCATCACCCCGCCAGAACGTGGTCCCGCTCGCCCCCGTGCCGCTGTTGAGATTGCCCACCGGCAGGTTGCCCGTCACCCCCGTGCTCAGCGGCAGCCCGGTGCAGCTCGTCAGCGTGCCGCTGGCCGGTGTGCCCAGGGCCCCGCCCACGAAGTACAACGCCCCGCTGCCCACCTCATCAGTCACCGCCGCCGCCAGGTTGGCGCTGCTCGGTGTCGCCAGGAACGTGGCCACCCCCGTGCCCAGCCCGGTGATGCTCCCCACCGCCGGGGTCACGGTCACCGAACCCGCCGCAGTGATCAGCCCCTTGGCGTTTACCGTCAGCGTCGGCGCCGCCGTGGCACTGCCAAAGCTCCCCACGTTCGCGTTCACCGTCGCCAGCGTCGCCGCGAAGCTGCCGGTACCGCCGCCGCCCACATCGCCCGTCAGCGTGATCGTCTGGTCGCCGGTGTTCGTCCCCGTGGCCGTGCCGCCACCAGTGGCCACCGTCGCCCACGATCCAACCCCCGCACCATCAAACACCATCGCCTGTCCGGCTGATGGTGCCGTGCCCGGCAGCGTCAGCGTCGTGGTGCCCGTGCCGCTGGCCGGTGCCAGCACGTTGACCGTGCGGAACCCCGCCACCAGATTGATGCCCTGCACGTTGTTCACAGCGTCCGTGCTGATCGAGTCAGCCGTGATGCTGCTGGCCGCCACCGCACCCACAGACAGCGTGCTCGTCGCCGATGTGTACACGAACGCACCATCCGCCGCAAACGCCCCCGCGTTGTTGTACTGCACCGCCCCGGTGCTCCCCGCAGGCGTGCCGCCACCGCCACCGCCTCCACCGTCCGCACCCTGCGGGCCGGGGGTCGAGACGACGATTGTGTACGTCGGCTGAGAGACTGTAATCAGATCGCTCATTTGGTCGCCTCCGGTGTCACCCGTGCGATGCCGTCAAGGATTCGCGTAACCTCGCCACCAGCGGACACCACCTCGAGGTCGTACACGTAGTCACCGGCGGCAAGTGCTGCCGTCTGTGTGGCCGTCATTGTCACGGCAACCGTTCCAGTCGCGGCGGTGATGACCAACCCACCGGACGGGCTGGTCAGGCTCAGCGTCGGACTGCCAGCCGTGTAGCTGGTCCGCAGCATCATCCGAGCGGTGTAGCCGGTCAGATTGACGGCGGTGTCAACACCCGATACCCGCTGCGTCCACTGGACGTTGAGCGTGCGAGTCGCACCCTGATCGATGATGAGAAGATAAGGTTTCGTCGTTCCCTGTTGAGCCATTCACTTTGCCCCCTTCTCTGCCAACACCAGCAACCGCTGAACGCCGTTCTCAATGGTCCGCAAGCGTGCTTCGGTGTCTTTGCTCTGCTCTTCCAGCCGCGTGATCCGCTCGCCGTACACAGCACCCTGAACGAACATCGTGCCGAACGCAGTCACCGCCGGAACAAACACAACAAACGCCGCCCAACCCATGAGAGTTGACCACTTGACGTTCGGTTCAAACTGAATACCGCTACGGCTAATCGTCACAGCAACCCTCCACGCTGGTAGTTGGAAATCAGGTCATCCATCAAACGTACGTACTTGTTTGCACTACCCGCAAGCGTGTATGAGTAGTCGCCCAGAGACTCGCTCTGAACGCTCTTATCACGCTGCGAGTCCCGAAACAGCATCGCGGCAAGCTGAATCGCACACTCGGTCAGGTTTGCGGGGATCGCATCCGCCGCGTACCCGCCGGTGTACACCACGTCAACCTGGTTAATCGAGTTACCGAACGACGGCGAGCGATACGGGACACCCGTCACCGTGCGGCTGGACGTGTTCCGCCCGAGCGACGGGCCAAAGTTGACGTACTTGAACGACAGCACGCCCGAAGCGTTCACCTCGTATTCGGCCGAGACGGTCGAGCCGTCTGCCGTGACGCTGGTGACAGCCGTCACCGGCGTGTACCGCAGTACAAGCTGCTGGGCGTTCTCGCCGTCGAAGGACTCGGTAACGCTTTGCGAGACGAACCCCAGCGGCCTTCCGCAGTAGTCGCGGATCATCGCCTCGGCCGCGTTGAGCTTCTGTGATACCGTCGAATCGGAAGCGTTATCAACGATGCCGAGTGCGGTACGTACTTGATCGATTGTCGCCAGTTCGGCCACGGATCACCCCCCTTCTTTGGTTGAAGTCTTACCGGCTACCAACGGGAAACGCACGTACGGTCAGATTGTCGATGATCGGCGCTTTACCACGCTTCGCGGCCTCGGTACGCTTCTTGAGCTGGTCGGCGATGGACGGGTAGCCAAGGGCCTTGTTCGCCTGATCTGCAGTCATGCTCGGCAGGGTGACTTCATCGACGGTCGGATTGCGAGCCACACCCTTGGCGATAAGGTCAGGACCGGCAGCATCGGCTACGTCGATGACGGTGCCGATTTCGCTGCCCGCGTGTTTCTTCAGGAGAGTGAGTTTCATAAACCGCCGCCCCTCGTTTCCGAAGGGCGACGGCGAAAGGAGTGCCGGAAGGGATCAGCCGAGGATGAGCGAGCGGGTCGCGGGCGTGATCGGATCGTTGATCGCACCGTTCAGGCCAGCGGCAGCGATGTAGGTGACAGGCAGAGCGGTTGCCGTAGTAGAGGCGAACGTGACGCGGATGTAGCGACGGCGGCCGGTACGCTTCACAGCCATCACGATGCCGGTGTTGTTGTCGGCGGTCGAGAGGGTGATCGGCAGAGAGCCGAGGGAGCCGCCGGTGATGTCAACCCATGACGAGTTGTTGTCGGACTCTTCCAGCTTGCAGGTGCTGATGACACCCGTAGTCTGAGTGCCAAGCTGGATGTGGAACACAGCAGCGTCGCAGTTGCCGCTGTTGAGATCGACGGCGGCGGTGCTGAGCGAGCTGTTGTTGATCGTGGTCGCTGCGATGCCGAGAGTGAACTGGGGAATCTGAATAGCCATATGTGAACCTCCTTGGAATGCTGGGTTGGATTAGCTCTGGTACAGAGCAACGATGGGGCCGCGTGCGGAAGTGGTGCCGATGCCGTGTGCGGCCTGAATGCCGTGCCAGAACAGGCCACGGACGTTGGCCGAAGCGGTCGTGAAACCGCTGGACAGGTCAGTCTCGATCTGCACGCCGCCGCCGCGAACAAGATCCAGGCCAAGGGTGAAGTCACCGTACAAGCAGTCGATGGTGTTACCAGCGGCCGCTGAAGTCTGGTTCATCAGCTCGCAAGTGACCACGGGGCGGCCCATGAACCGGGGACCGGCCTCGCCCGCGTACGCGGCAACCTCGTTCATGGTGACACCGCCCACCGCACGGGCAAGCTTCATCATGCAGGTTTCGTAGAACGCCTGAGAGCAAACGAACACCGGATTGCGGCGAGCCGCATACCGGGGCAGCAGGCCCATCAGGGTGGCGAAGTGATCGAGGGTATGGGCACCCCAGTTGGCACCGCCAACAGTTGCACCGGCAGCGGAACCAACGCCGATAGCAGCGAACTGGCCGAGCACGCCAATGTTGCCGCCGTAGGTCGAGGTGCCGTCGCCGTTCAGAGCGGCGTTATCCTCGGCATACGCGAAGTCGCGGGCGAAGTCGGTTGCAATCTCATCGGCCAGCGAGAGACGGCTGAACTTCAGGGCCGAGAGCGAAACACGGCTCAGCAGCATCGCCATGCGGAGACGAGTGGCGTACGCACGGAAGTCCGTATCGGTCGTGGTGACGGTCGTATTCTCGTTCGGATACGTGACCGCCCGCGTCTCGGTCATGTTGCGGTAACGGATGACTTCCTGATCGTTCGCGGAAGTGATGACGTTGGACACCGCCGCCATGTCGCCGAAGCTGTTGAACAGGCGGATGATGTCACCGGAAATCATCGGAGCGACAAGAACATCGACAGAACCCACGCCGGTCGAATAGTCCTTGTGAACGTCGGGAGCGAACTTCTTGAGCGTCTCCTTGGCGTTCTTGGTAATCTCAGCACCGCCCTCGAAGCGGTTGCCCGCACCGGACTTCAGCACGGCCATGCTCAGGAAGATTTCGGCAGTCTTCGCGTTCTTAAACGCGGTCTTGCCTTCCTTGGCCTGATCGTTGTACACGGCGTGTTCAACGGACTCGCCGCCGGTGACTTCCAGCGTCGGACGTGCAGCGAACTGCTTGGCCACGTCATCGATGTGGCTCTTGACGATTGCGGACACGTCGTCAGCGGTGATCGTCTTGGCCTTCTTGGCGGAAGCCGAGTAGGACTCCTCGGCCATGCCGTCGCCGTCGTCGATCTGAGTGACCGTGACAGACTTCGCGTCAGACTGGTTGACCAGCAGGGCCTTGGTGCTGATCGCGGTGGGTGATTCGCTGATCTTGACCATCTGGTCGGTGTCAGCGAGGAACTTGGAAACATCCGAGACGGCATCGCCGCCGGTGTAGCCGAGGGCCTTGGCGATAGCCAGTGCCCGCTTCTGAGTAATCTGCATTTGTGTAACCCCTAGAACATGTGAAACGATGAGTAAACATCGAATCGCACGGCTAGGGGGTTGCTCGGCCGCTTGATAGGTCCGCGAGATACGCGAGACGTTCAAACGTGGCGATACAGCACCGCGTCGGCTGATTCAAGACAATGCGAAGTGAGATGCGGTAACACCCCACCCGCTGAAAGGACCGTCGAATATTGCCCGTGCGTAGCAGAGGGGCGGCGGTCGTCTCTTTAATCGTATGCACGCATTGCGTTAGTCGTCAATGAACACCACGGCTGGCCGCTCGATCTTCGCCGGGCCAGTTGTCGGATAAAACTTACGCTCGGCCGTGTCGGGGAAACCGAACGCCACAGCATTAGCACGCTTGATGAGCGATTTAGAGACAAGCTCGATCATCGCGTTCTGATTGGCAGGCATGGATGTGAAGCTGTACTCGATCAGCCGCCCCTTGCGGATGTTGCAGCGGTGGGGCCCGTACTTGTTGATTTCATCTGCCGTGGGCGGGCCGTAGTCCGTCGCCCGTGCCCCGATGCTGAAGTGCCGGATCACTTCGTTCTCCACCATCGTCAGGATGTCATCACCCAACGACGTGGGCGGGACGTGCGTCACGGCGTAGAGGCAGTCACCCCGCACGCTCAACGCCCGGCAGGTGCCTACGGCTTTGGTGTAGTCGTGATCGACGTACACCGCCTTCACGCTGATCGGGAAGTAGTCCGTTTCGAGGTTCGCACACTGCACAACCTCGTCGTCCTGGTCCACGTCCGGGGTACTGACCAGCCCCTTCACGAGTCGCTGGTTGAAGTCCACCACGGGCGTAGCCATGACGGCGTTCTTTACCTTCAGTTCACCTTCCACAACGGCAGCGTGTGCCGGATTCTTCTTGATGAAGTCAACCAATGAAACCATCGTTTACCCCTTGTTCTCTAGGTCTTTAAAGACCGCCCCAATATCACACCGGCAGTTTGGATGCCCCGGCGGATTGTCGATCTGCTCTTTGAACGTAAAACCCTTGATCGTCTGGCCCGCACGGGCGAACGGTTCATCTAGGCCAACCTTCCGGCCCTTCAACGCAACGCACAACGGGCACGGGTTGCCGCTGAGTAGCCACTCCTTCGCGGAGACTGCCCCCGTGTCCTTCCAGCCCTGCTCCCGGCCCGCACAGAACGCCCGCGTCGATTCCGTCTGTGCGATTCGCTCGGCCGCGTAGCCGCTCGCGGACTGTGCCACGGACTGGACGGCTGCCCGGATGCCCTGGATGCCTTCGCCCCGGCTGATCGCGTCGGCGATGGACTCGCGGATAGCACCCTCGGCGGTTTGCAGGATCTGATCGGCCAGTTGCAGCGTGTTGGTCTGTAGCTGGCGAATCGCCGGAGCGTTGAAGTCCGCGTAGGTCGGTGCCTTCACGGGCAGTTCGGTTGCCCCCAGCGTGTGCCCCAGCAGGGACGCACGGGCCAGCGGATTAGACACCAGCCGGGCGAAGGACTCCGCAAACGCATCAGTAGTCTGCCCGAACGGTGGGACGAGTCGGACGGTGCCGTCAGCGTCTACCACGATTGAGCCGAAGACGTAGTTAAACCACTGTTGGACGGCCCGCAGGAGTTCATCCTCGGCCGATTGGAGCTTGTCCCGCTTGTCATCCTTGGCAAGCCCGGCCCGAGTCGTGCGGGGGTGAACGTCACAGCACGCACAGCTAGCGGCGTGCCGGAACATATCACCCCCAAAGGATTTTCCCGCTGCACGATCCTTCAAATCATTTGAACTATTCGACGTTATCGAAGGGTTGCCCGGATCGGGCGGAGGATTGCCCGCGGGCGGCATGTTGCTTGGCCGCGGCGAGAACAAGTCACCGAAACCGCCCGCGGCGGGCTTGCTCAGTTCCTCCCCGCCCTTGACCGGGGTTAGCCCCAGCTTGTCGCGTGCCTCGTTCACCGTCAGAATCGGGCCACCGGCAGCGGCCTGAAGTGCCCCGTACTTCTCCACCTCTTCATCGTGCGAGGGGTTATCGAACGCGACGATAAGCGAATCGTCCTTCAACGCCTCGCGGAAACGCTGGACGAGCTGTTCGTTCAGAGCGTCCTGAATGCGGTTCAACCGGGGCAGGACCGCGTACCGCTGGAACTGCGGATCGGCTTCGCGTGCGTTGGCGAGGGCGGCGGTGTCGAGCGTCAGCAGGGCCACCGGAACACCAAACACGTTACAGATACGGTCCCGCATCTGGTCGCCGGTGACGATGTAGGACAGTTCCCGCTGGTACGGCTGGGGGGTGACAATCTCCATCCGCGTCCCCGTCACCATCGTTCGCCCGGCCTTATCGGTGCCGGTGTACTTGGCCCGGATCAGGGCGGCGATCTTGTCCTTTACCGTTTCCGTCCACGTCGTACCCGCCTCGGGCATGATGATCTGACCGGGGGTTGCACCGTTGCCGAGTGTCGCTAGACCGTGGGCAACCATGAGGCGGGCCATATCGGCCTCGATGACGCACTTCTCAACATCGCCCCGGCCGTACCACGGCTCAGACTGGAAGTTCGGGTTGCGGAAGTGAACCACCGCCTCCTTGGCGAAGGTCTGCTCAACCTCAACGCCGCGTCCGTAGACGTAGCCGGCGATGAACGTCTCCCGATCCTTCAGCACCCGCATGTCGGCCGGGTTGGCGATGTGGATATCGATGGGGTAGCCGTTCGGCCCGTCGATCAGCAACCAGTATGCGTTACCGGTCAGGCAAACGTGCCCCTGGACCGTTTCAAGGTGGGTGAAGCACGATTCCAGCAGCTTGACGAGGGGATGGTACTTGTCATCCACTTCCTCTAAGTCGCTCTCGCGTGCGAGTGCCTTGGCCAGCTTCGGCCCGCCTAGCCGCTTCATCCGGTCGAGCGTCTTAGGGTCCAGCGGCTTGCCCTTACCCGTTCGCCGCCGCATCACCTTGAGAGGCGTACTAGCCACCGCCTGCGAGATGCGGTCAACACACACGGCCACGGTACCGGCGTAGCGGGAGAGGTATTCCTGTGCCACCGCCTGCGGGCTACGGTCGTCACGGATCGCTTCCCACGGCAGAACCGACGCATGGATGATGTCCAGCGGCGTTGGATTAGATATTGCTGTAGATGTCTGCCGTCGCTTGAAAAAGTCGAGCAACCCCACGCGGCCCCCTTGTTATAACGTGCCCTGCATAATCGTAGGCGGATGTTGCCGGCAGCGGCAATCGGTCCTGCACGCCGGCATGTTGAACACGCTGATCTGTTGGTTGTGCAGCACCTCGGCAACCCGAATAACCAGCCGGCAAATCCTCGCCGGCAGGGAGTCGAACGGATTGCCGGCCATCACGCCTTCAATCATCGCCGGCGTGACCTCGCACCAATCGGCCATCACCACTTGATCGACGAACCACGCACCCTTCGGATCGTCGCCGGCCGGCGTGTTGTGACAAACCTCCGAAGTTGGCCGGCTAGCGAGGATGGTTTCGAAGTCGAGCATTCGGCCGGCTTGGTGGTCAAGTTTGTACGCCAGCAGCTGGCACTCCCGTCCGTACAAACCAAGGAACGCCTGCTCATACTCGTCTTCCGTGACCGTGGCCGGCCCAAGGTAGCGGGGAACGAACTTCGCCCAACACGGAAACGTCCAAGGTCCAATCCTCATATCCGGCACTCCTTAAACAAACGACGCGAACACCTCGCCATCGACGACGTTCCCTTGTGCCTTGACGGCGAGGGCAAGGGCACACACACAGTCATCGTGCAAGCCGGACGGAGCCGAGTAGCTGACACCGCTGGCCGAATACACCGCCTCGAAGCTTTCCAGTTCCTGCACTATTTCCCCTGCCGGAAACCCCACCGTGCCGCCGGTGATCGCAAGGGCTAGGGTGCCCATCAGGTCTTTTTTACTCGGGGCGGTGAACACAAACCCCGTCACGTTCCCGCACCGCCGTTGCAGGTCCGCCACAATCGGGCCGCCCACGCCGGTCGAGTCCACGAACGCGGGGGTATCGCCTACCAGTTGTGCAACCCGGCCCATCGTCTCCGGCCACGGGCGATGCTGGAACCGCTCGAAGACGCACGTATCGCCGTGCTTGTCCAGCCCCACGATGACCGTCCAGTCGGTCGATTGGGCAAGGTCCACCCCGAACACCACCGGCGGCAGGTCTGAGAGGGGCTTGACGCAAGCGTCGATAGCGGACTGCCCGAACGGGTTAGCAGATCCCTTGATCGGGATGCCCCGCACTTCCTGATCGTAAATGTCCGGCGGCATCATCCGCTGCATCCGGCGGATTTCCTCGACGGGGATGAACGGGTTATCTTCGGTCGTTCCGTTGACCGAGAGCCAGTCCGCGTCCCCCTGCTTGCCTAGCAGGTAGAACCGGTAGAACTCGCCTTGTCCCTTCGGCGTGCCACCAAGGACCAACTTGCCCCGCCGCTTGGCGAGTGTTGGCATTGCCGCCCCGTACACCACGTCGTTCAGGTTACGAATCAGGCCCGCTTCGTCTACGAAGATCACGTCATAGTCTCGGCCACGGCAAGGGTCCGGGGTATCTGCGGACCAGAAGTCGATAACGCCGCCGGTGATGAGCGTGATACGCCGCTCTTGGACGTTCACCGACGATATGACGGGCTTCAGTGTCGCCGTAACGCTTCGCCACGCTTCGCTCAGCAGCTTGTACGTGGGTGCAATCCACGCGGCGGACCCGCCCTCGAGGGCCGAGCGTGCCACGATTTCCTGCCCGCAGGTGGTCTTCCCCCAGCGTCGTCCGCACATGAGGACGGTGAACCGCTTGCCGCTCTCGATGACGGAGAGTTGGCCCCGGTGCGGCTGCGGTAGAGTGAGCGTTACCCCTGACATCTAGCGGTTCATCCCCTTCACGTACACGAACACAACCATCTCATCTTCATCGAACGCCATCTCGATTTCCTCGGGCTGGAACCCGCAGCGGATCAGGCACAACGCGAGGGCGTTCTGTTGCACCACGGATCGGAGGTACTTCTCCTGCGTCTTCGCGTCCGCAGCGTCGAACAGTCGCTCGATTTCATCGTCCCCGATTTCGTCAGGATCCTCTCCGGTCACGCTTGGCCCCCTTTGCCCGCTTGCGTTTCTTGCCCCCGCAGCACTCGCACAGAGCGAGCGTCGGCGGCTTGATAGCAGTTACCACGTCCCGGCCACACCCACCACACAGCCGCGTCTGTAGCGGCCCCCTACGTGCCATGTCTTACCCCTTGTCCAAGTTCCTCGCCACTATGCCCCCGATGAACCCGCACACAGCGGAGACGACGATTGTAAGGATGTATTCGTTCAATGCCCACCCCCGATGACCCACGACAGGAACGCGATGGTGGTAAACGCCTGGACGATGACCAGCACCGTAACCACGCTCCGCACGGTACCACACTCGCGGTGAGCGTGCCGATTCGCAACCTTCGCCTCCAGCATCGATACCGCCGCGTGCAACGGTTCGAGGTTGGCAACCCTCACCTCGAGGTCCCCGATCTGCTCGCCGATGCCCTGAGCGTCGATCTCGGCGTTCTGTAGGCCTGCGAGCCATGCGTCGTGTTTACGGATCTGCTCCGCGTGCTTTTCGAGCGAATCGCTCAACCCGCTGGAAAACCGGTTTGTCATTAGCCTCTCACTTTCGAGCCGCTTCACGTCGTTACCCGTCACCGCCACCGTCACCTTCAACGCCGCCAGCCCGTTGGAGATGCCCTTCACCTCATGCCACACTGCCGCCACGTCGGGCGTTTTCGGTTTCTTGCTCACTTGCTGGCCTCCTTTACCGCCGCATCAAGTGCCACCTTCACCCGCTCGGCGTGTTCGATCAGCTCGCGTACCACGTCGGCCTTCGGCGTGCAAGCAAGGAACGCTTCCATCGCCTTGGCCTCGTCGCCCGGCCCCGTGTCGCCGGAATCGTGCCACTCGATTGCCTTGGCAACCTCTGCGGCCTTGTAAAGCCACGCCGCGAACGCCTTCCGGCGGGCGTACTCGTCCGGGCGTTCGATGTTCGCCCGTGAGGCAATCTCGGTTGCTAGGTACTCGATCTGCCCGTATTTGTAGTCGTAGCTGCCGCCGCTCATTCTTCACTTCCTTTCGTTGCCTTGTACGTTACCACAATCTCGCGGGCAGGTGCCGCCTGCTCCGTCGCCAGCTTGATCGCCAGATGCTCATCCGCCTGGTTCATCGCGTCGAACCGCCGCAGGCACTCGGTGATCTTCACCACCAGCTCCCAATCCTCGGCCTCTACCGCGTGCTTCAGGGCGTTATGCAACTCGACGATCCAGCGGTTCCGCTTGTCCTCGCCGATCTGATACCGCTGGTTCCGCTTCAGGAAGCTGTGAACCAGCCCCACGTCCTTCCGATCGGTGAAGTCGAGAGTCTGCCCCTCCCGATGCAACTCGGGGTTGACCGGCTGAATCTGTCCGGGATTGTTGGTCGGTTCGCTTGCTGTCATTGATGCCCCCGTATCGCTTGGCGATCTTCGCCTCGAAGTATAGCACAACGTCTCGATATGTTGCGTTCTTGATGTGTTCAAACTCAAAGCAACGTACGTCGTTTTCCATCAAGTCTTTGACGATGAAATACTGTTCAACGAACGTGCTGTGTGACTTCTTCCCGAGCATCATTGCAATCTCCGGGAACGATGCCCAAGTGAGGTGACGGCACAGATACGCGGTCAGGCGACGAACCGCGATGACCTTCGGATGCCGTCCGCTTCCTGACACTTCCGCATGAGTCACTCCGAACGCTTCCGAAACGATATCGTAAACTCCGGCGGCAGTCACGGGGAAACGCTGACCACGCTTGATGACGGCACAACCAACCAACAGGCCCCGGACGGTTTCGGTGCAAAACCCGTTTTCGAGGAGTGTGTGATAGAGTCGCGTTGCGGATTCCTCGGTCAGCATGTGCGGCTTTGCAACGCCCTCGGCCCGGCAGAACGTCGCGGCAAGTTCACCCGCCATCTTGCTAGACAGCGTGCCGGGAACGGACCTGACGGCGTGCAACAGTTCCGGCGTTTTCACGTCGAGAGCGAGGGCCAGCACTTCAACCTGGACGTTCGGGTATTTCGTGTAAACGGTCTTAATCAGCCGTGCCCGCTCGTGCTGATCGTCCATGTTGAAGTCGTCAACGGTCAGGCCCTGCCCGGCGAGGGCGTGATCGATGGCGGCGATAAACTCGGCGGCGAGTTCCTTGGTCGTTGGCTTGTACTTACCTGCTGGCTTCATTGCGTTTCTCCTGTTCGTGTGCCTGTTTCGCTTCCTTCCACGCCTGCACCCATGCCGGTGTTCCGCGTGTATCCTTCATTCCGTTGAGTGTGCCGATCCCCAGCCGTTCGAGGAACACGTAGCGGGCGTGTTCACCCCAGACGGGCCACTCGGTCGGGAGGTCGGTGTTGGGTGGTTCATACGACATCGGGCACCTCTTCCGGGACGTACTCGACAGGAGCCGGGGCAACCTTGCCCTGCCGGGTTAGCCGTGCCTCAAACTTGCCGGTGTCCTTGCGGTGCTGCTGTTCCCTCTGGTGGTCGTTCCACTTGATTGCCAGTCGGTGATTGCACTTAATCGCGGGGGCCAGCAGCTTCATCACCTCCCTTGCCCACGGCTCCGAGAGCTTCATCTCGGTCGGTGCTGCCTTCCAGTCGGCGAGCATCTCAGATACCTCCATGATCGCGTGACTGATCGCCGCGTTGCGAACCACGACGAGCTTGTACATGTACAGGCGGGCCATGTCCGGTACCGGCATCTGGGCAATGGCATCCTCGCCACCACCGGCAACGGGCATCTCATCCTGACGGCAGATCTGCCGGGCACGCTTGACGAGCGGGGCTTCAGTGTGCCCCACCGTCTGGGGGTTCCCCCGGCCCTCGGTCGGAGTCGAGACAGTGGCCAGCCGCTTCATAACGTCGGACGGCTGAATAGACTGGAACGGCTTATCGGACCTAAGTTGTACGAGAGCCGCTTTCGCCTGCTCGTATTCAATCGGCAAGCGGTACAAGTCGGTGACGAACTTGTCCTGAATGGGAGTCGGCCACTTACTGCGGGGCCACAACTCGAATACCAGACTCTCGATGCGTTCCACGTCGTTTCTGTTCATTAGATGATTCCTAAACGGTCAAACCTGTCAGGGTCGCTACGATTCGATATGGGGCGTTCCATCACGTCGGGGGCATCCCACGGCCTAATACCCTCTGAGACGGCGTGTATGACAAATGCGGGGCCGTACTGACGATCCTGGCACCACTTGATAACCCTGCGTGCCTCGTCGGCGGTCATTTCGTACCCGATTTCCTCCGCCTTGGTCTTCCCGATCCCCCATGCATGAAAAAGATGGGAGGCAACAACAACAACAGAAGGCGGGCCGCTTGTTGTTGTTGGGTCTCTCAAGGGTTCCTTTAAGGGAGGATTGGGGATCTGTGAGATCCCATTAGTGGATCTGTCAGACCCACTAGGGGGGTCTATTAGATCCCCTAATGGGATCTGTGAGAGCCCCCCCCCGGATCTATTAGACCCACTAAACTCCTGAAATGCCTCCCTGCGGAGACGTGTATATTCAACATCTGCCGCCGCCAGTTCGGACAGCTTGATGCCGTCGAGCATGTACGCCGTCACCTGCCCACGCTTGCCAACCGCCCGCATCAACCCGGCGGCAAGGATCAGCTTAACGGAACGCTTGACGGAAATGCGGCTCATGCCGGTATCCGCCGCCAGCGTTTCCAGCGATGCCCACATCTGCCCTTTCTGGTTGGCCCGAACGATCACGCACATGAGAACATGCCTCGCAAGGTGGGGTACTGGTGCCTGACGGCACCCCCGGAGCATTGAAAATACATCCAACGGACGGCCTCCTTGCCGGTTACAACGCCTTCAACTTCGCTTCCAACTCCCCCGCACTTCTGACCAGTAGGTACACCCCGCCCGCCGCCTCGATCTCGGCCTGGTGGGCTTTCTGGTGGTCACTCTGCCGCCCGGTATCCGTCTTGCACTCCACCTCGAGGTAGATCCCGTACTTCTGCCCGATGACTTCCGGCTTTAGACTGCCCACAATGTCGGCCTGTCCTTTCTTGCCGAAACAGACCCAGCGTGTGCCCATCTTGACGGCTCCGGTATTCTGTCGCCGGAACGCTCCGTAACGACGGAGCAACAGCAAACACGCTTTAACGACTAGCCCCTCGCGTCCTGATTTCTTCGCCATGAATCTCCCCCCGGCAGCGTCAACCGGCGGGGGGTGTGTGTTACTTGCTGATGCCGTTCACTTCTCCCCCCTTGCGGCCTCGGCGGCTTCAGCAGTTGAATAACACTCTCTACGAAGTGGGCGACCGACCAATCTTGGGTCTGTGGCGGTAGTCCACGTCCTTACAACTTGATCGCCTCTCAAGATGTAGACGGTCACGTCGCCATCACCGATGATGCACTCATCCGCCGTCACCGACAGCGTCCCCAGCACCTTGCGAACCTCGCCGCTGTCGGTAATGAACCCCGCCGCGAGGCACTCGCGGAGGAGGCGTGCGGCGGTACAAACGTCTAGGCCCTCGTCGCGGTAGTTCTGGTCGGTGATCTTGTCTGCATGTTCGATCAGGTCGTGGATCAGTTCTTCAATGTTCACTTGCTGTTCTCCTTCACAGTTGTCACCACCTTCGACCCGTCCGGTAGCGTGTTGACGGCTACGCGGCCTTCGTGGTGGGCGATGGCACCGGCGTTGTACATCTGACCCATGAGCAGGCCAAGCCCGTATCCAGAGGCGATTCCAATGATCCAGCGGAATAGGTTGCCGTTTTCGATGAACTTCTTCACTTGCTGTTCTCCTTGTTCGGACGTTTCTTGTACATCATGTCCATCGCGTCACGGACGTACTGGTACAAGTGGTCAGGGATGAACACACGCTCCGACTCGCCTTTCTGCGACGAGATAATGAGGATGCCGGTGTCCATTCCGTTGCGGTCTACTTTGAGATAGTGCCGGTCACGAACCGGGCCAATGTTAATCCTCCGGCTCATTCCTTTGACTCCTTGTACTCATGGCACCGCTCCACGGCGAGGAGGAGGCAGGTGGTGAGGTCGGTGTGTTCAACCATCCATGCGTTGGGCTGCTCTTCCCAATACCGAACGGACTTCTTGACCCAGAAGGCGTACCCGCTGGGCGTAATGATGTCGCTGTTGAGTGTGTTGTCTACGTTCGCCAGCAACCACCGCAGTGCGGCGGCTTGTATCATGGACTCGGCGATATCGTCGGGGATCGCGTGCGTGCGGCCGGGGATGTACCACCGGGCTTCCTCGTCCGGTCGCTTGGGCACCACCACCGAGAGATGGTCTTCGGTGTCGTATGGGATCGCGGCGGGCACCTTCGCCCACACGCGGCGGCAGAGTTCGGGGAGGTTAGTTTCCATGCTTCACCTCCCCCCGCACGGCGGCGGCGATGGGGTTGGACAGAGCTTTGTTCACCGCGTCATAGGCAATGCGGTTGGATACCACATCGGCACCGATCATGTCGGGAACGCCGTTTACCTTGTCGTGAGCCAGCACGCGGACGGCTTCGCGGAGGCGTGTGATTTCTGCGGCGGACTGGCCGAGAGCGTGATAGACGCGACGGCAGAGCGGGTCTTTGATGTAGTCGTTCTCCGGGTCGTAGTCACCTTCCGCATGGCAGGTGTTCATCGCAGCTTCGATGATGTTCATGAGGTCAGGTTTGTCGCTCATGGGTTGGCCTCCGGGGCGGTGGGGGTGAGGGCGCGGCGGGCCTGTTCAAGCACGCTGATGGGTTGCTCGTACCAGCCGTCCGAGTCGGACGGAACCTGCTCGGACAGGTGACGCTCGGCTGCTGAGTAGATTCGTTGCAAGGCTTCGCGGAGCGTCTGGACCTGCTCGCGGAGCACGGCAATCTCCGCCTGGGGGTCGGCCATGCCGGTGCAGGCACGTATCGCCTTCATCTCCCAGGTTTCAGACCGTGCAAACGATGTGTTCCTTGTGTTTTCTGAATACGTCGCCCATCGCAGATTGTCCGGGTGATCGTTAAGTGTGTTACCGTCAATGTGATCCGCCACCGAGGTTGGATGCGGTGGGTTGCCGTGTGCAAGAAAGCAAACCACCCTTGCGGTCGAGATGAGAACTCGCTCGCCGTCTATCGAAAGGTTGATGCGGTCCCGGCCCCATTGAGGGGTTCCTTGATGAACCTTTCCAGACGGCAGGACTATCTGCCCGCCCGCGTTCAGATGCAGGCCACGCTCCTTGGCTTTGGCCATAATCCGAACGCTCTTAACTCCGTAACCGTCCGTGCATCGCTTGGCCTTTGCACCGGGCTGTCTTCCTTTGTGCTTGCTCACTTCTTGCTCCTTGTGTTGCGGGTCTTCCGTGCGGCACGCTGGGCGGCTCGGTAGCCAGACTCATAACCCATGCGGCATAAGTACTCGTTCCACGGCCCATCGGGGCACATCGTTTCGCGGTACACCACTTTTAGGATGCGGGGTACTGCCACATTGGCCTTGTCGTATAACGTCACTCGCTTCACGCAGCACCGCCTTCGGCGAGGAGGGCACGGGCGGCTTTACGCAACTCTGCTCGGGCATCATCCGTCCAGCCGCAGTATGCAGCGTTGTCGAGAGCGTCAATCAGTGCCCGCATCTTGTCGCTCATCGGTGCGGGGGCGAGGGGGCGGACGGTGTAGGTAATCTCTGATGCCCCGATGCTGGTGCGATACTTGATGCACTCCTGCTCGGTGCCAAGGTTGCAGATAGCACCACTGACCACGCTCACTACCGCGTGCGTCGGCCACGGCACGGGGGTTGGCTGAGGTGTGGCCTCGGTGATGGTGTGGCCTGCGGCGTGGATAATTTGTTTGGCCACGTCCATTGAAACGTGTGCTTCGCCCGCTACTGATCCGGTCCACCACTCAGAATCCCCGAACCTCCGCCGCTTGTCGCCGCGAGTCTGGCGAAAGACGCTATCGGGGTTGATGGTGAACGTGTCGCCGGGGTGGATGTCAATCTGCATCAGAATCCTTTCTTGATAATCTCAACTTCGTCGGCAGCGTCCACGCGGACTTCTGCTCGCTTGTTTCCGAACCGCTCCGTGGTCACTGACGCGATGCAACGGTCATCTCGATACCATCGCGTCCATCCGTCCCGGCCCGTCTTCCCCGGATCGCTTACGTGGAACACCTCAAACGCTTTAGTACACTGATAAAACGGTGCATCTTCGCCCTCGTACCGCAGTTCCAGCATCTCGCCCTCGTCCAGAGTCGTGATGTACATTCAACTCCCCTCCTTGGGATCAAGTCCTGCCGCCTGACGGAGAACCGAAACACGCTTCGCCGCATCGTCGCGGGAACGCTTGGCCTGCTCCCACTCGACGCGGGATGCGATGGAACCATCCTGGCGGTACGCTGCCGCTGCGGCTTGGAGAGTCTTCTCCCGGCGTGCGAGCTTCTCGACGGCACCGGTCAGCAGCAGAGCGGCCTGACGTGACGCGGGAGCGAAGTCTGGGGGTGTGATGGTGGGGATGTTCACTTGGCACCTCCGACGTTGGCGAAGAGGCCGGAGGTGACTTCCTTGGAACACCGCAACGCACGCTCGCAGTTCATCAACGCCGCACGGTGGTATTCGTCCTTCAACTCGCACCCGTAAAACCTGCGGCCGAGCTTCAGAGCCGTGTAGCCCTCGCTGCCGATGCCAGTGAACGGGCTGAAGACAATCTCGCCGGGGTTGCTGTACAACCGGACCAGCCGGTCAATGACACTCAACTGCAACGGGCAGATGTGCTTCGTATCTTCCTCGCCCCGGCCCTCGGACTTGTTGAGAGTGTCAGTCTCCCGAATGTCGGTCCATGCGGCTTCTGCCCAACTGATCCACTCGTTACGGCTCACCTGTTCCTCCGCGTCGATCTTGATAGCGTTGTCGCCGGGGGCACGGAACTTGATGAGGTAGTCGCCCATTGCTCCCCGCTGCTTGCACCGGTCGGTTTCAAGGCCGACAAACTGAAGCTCGCGGGACTTAGTGCGGATGGCCTGGGCTTGCGGATTCTTCGTGACGAGCCAGTCATACTCGTAGACCAGCCCCGAACGCTCGCCGAGCCGAATGTTCAGGCCCCGGAAGTCGAACATGCCAACCCCGCCAGAACGCTTCATGCGGGGGATCTGGCAGACGTGTACGACCACCACGCGGCCGGGCTTGACGATGCGGGCAAGCTGAGCGTAGAAGAACCCGAGATGGATCCGGGCCTCGCCGTTGAGGTCTTCGCTGTTGCCAATGTCGGACTCGCTCGACGTGTAGGCATAGAGACTCGGGAACGGTGGGGAGAACACGGACATATCGATAGACTGTGACGGCATCTCGGCCATGTGCGTGATGCAGTCGCCGTGGTGGATGTGGTATTGATGTGTTTCAGAAAGCGGCACGGAAAAGCTCCTCTTGTGTGCGGGTGTCGGATTCAATCTGGCTGGCCTTACGCAGAACGTTCTGCACCATCGGCTCCTCCAGTTCGGTGACGGGGATATGGACGTTGAGCGGCTTCGTCGAGCCGATGCGGTTGGAACGCTTCACGGCTTGGTAGTAGGACTCGTACGAATCCTGCAGGCCGCTAAATACCTGGCGTGTTGCAACCTGAAGATTCAAACCGAAACCCAGAATCTTCGGCTTGCTAATCAGGATCTTCCGCTGGCCCGCCTTGAACGATTCGACCAACTCGGTACGCTCGTCTTCGTCGGTGTCGCCTGAGATGCTGGCAGCGTCGGGGAAGCACGCCTCCATCGCCTCCTGCTCGGCGTTGTAGATGCACCAGATGAGCGTGCTTTCGTCGCCGAACGATTCCACCAACGTCTTGATGAATGCGTCCTTGTTGGTCGCAATCTTCCCGCCGTTGTATGAACCCTTGGCGATTTGCCCCAGCTTGCCACGCACACCGATGCCGCCGGTTTCCGTGACCAGCATGGTGCCAGTCTCGCGGCCGAGTGCGTCCCGCTGCTCTGCGGTCATGGCGATATTGTGAATGTGGACGTTGATCGGTGGCAGCGTGCGGCAGTTGTCTTTCCAGCCGTACACGGCAGGATTAGACACGAAGATGCACCAGTGCGAGAGGGCGGAATAGAACGGTCGTAGTGCGTGCGGCTTCAGCTCCCATCGCTCGTTCGTCTGGCCACGGTTGACGAAGAACCGAGCGAGGAAGCTGTTCACCGTCGGGAAGTGATCGAGGAACACCGCATGATTGGCGTACTCGATGCGGTCATTGGGGGCGGGCGTACCGGTGAGGCAGAGTTTCCAGTTGAGGCCGCGTCCGAGCCGGATGCATTCCTGGCCCCACTTGCCATAGTGAGACTTCAGCATCGACGATTCATCGAGGATCAACGCCCCCACGTTGCCCTGCGGGATGCCTTCATGCAACGCCTCGTAGTTCGTGATGCCGATGCCCGTGCCGGTTTCCATCCACTCGGCCAGCTCGCTCGCCTTGATGCGGCGGGGAGCATCGTCGGCACCGTAGAACCGGGTCCACTCGCTGATCGTCTGGGGGATGACCATGAGCGGGCAGACGATGAGAACGCTGCGGACTTCGCCAGCGGCGTGCCGGGCGTACTCCAACATCATCAGCGTCTTGCCAAGGCCGCAGTCGGCGAAGACGGCAAACTTCCGCTTGGTGATCGCCAGTTGTGCGATGGCAGACTGGTAGTCAAACAGCTTCGTGCCCGGCCGGTACAGACGATCAACGGCGGCCTCGGGCGTGCCGATGCCAACACGGCTCGCGTACTCGTCGGGGAACTCGGCCCAGCAACCTTCGATGGTGTACTTGGGCAGCTTCTTGACTGCTAGAAAACGCTTGTAGTCTGACACGATGTCCGTGTCCAACGGGATACGCATGGCTCATTCCTTGGTTGGTCCCTCTACCTGCCCTGAAGACCACCGGACTCGTCTAAGAATCCGATGGCGGTTGTCCAGACAAGTCGCATCGGATGCGAGGCGATGCCGTGCGGAACATCCGCACGCATTGGACTTTCTGGAACGCTCGCCGCCACGGTTACGCGGCAGCGAGCTGCGAGGAGAAAGAGATGCGGGTGGCCGTGTCGGGTCTTCCGACGTTCCCGCCGTGTGCTGCGGGGCTTCACTAGCTGAACGGCCGAATGCTGCGGACACGTCGTCAGCCGTGCCCGAGCGTGCCCCGTATGGGGCGGGAGGGTTAGAACGGAATGTCGTCCTTGCCTGATACCGAGCGGTCCAACTCGTCCGAAGTGATTTCTCGGGCCATCGTCGCCGCCTTCGCCCGTGCGGCCTTCGTGTACTCGCCGCCCTCGTCACCCTGGCCCTTGCCACCGGGCAGGAAGTCAAACTCGCGGACGTTGACGACGAGCTTGGATCGCTTCGTGCCGTCCTTGGCTTCCCAGTTCTCCTGCTCAATCTCGCCGGTAACGTGGATCGCCTTGCCCTTGGCAAAGTACTGGGCGATAAGTTCGCCGGTCTTGCCCCACGCCTTGCAGTCGATGAACGAGACGGTTTCCTTGTCCTTAAACTTCTTGTTGACGGCGACGGCGAACGATGCGAGCGGCGTACCGCCAGCGTCGCGGAGTTCCACGTCTCGCGTGAGGTTTCCCATGATGTTGATGCGTGCGAATCCCATTACTTGTTTCCTTTCGTGAATGTCGTATCGATGCGAGTAAGTTCCTTCAGCGGCTTGCCTTCCAAGTCCTGTTTCGCCGTCGTGGTGAAGTGTTCATCAAACGCCGGGCCGAGTACGTTCCGCACCGGGGCAACCTTGAACGCATTGGATGACAAGCAGTCGGCCAGCGTGTCAACGTCCGTCAGTTCCAAGAGCGTGCCCATCGTCGCGGCAGGGTCGTTGCACTTGATCGTCTTGGCCGTCGTCATCCGCCATTCGATCTTGCCCATCCGTACCGGCCCGTTGGCGGTCACGAACGCGGCGGCGGCGGCTTCGGTGCCTGCCTCAAGCGTCTTGAGGAGTGTTTTCAGTGCCGAGAGTTCATCCATCGCGGCGGACACGTCGTCGGCTGTCGCGGTCCCGGCGTTGACGGCAATGATGAGTTGCAAGCAGCGGGGTGAGTCGATGTTCACTGTGCCGCCTCCTCTACCGGTGTCACCTTGGCCTGGTCGAGAAGTGCTGTCAGTTCGTCGTACTGCTCGTCCGTGAGGTACTTGCCCTTCTCGGGGCGAGTGATCCCGGACTGAGCAAACAGCGTCGCCGTCAGCACGTCACGCTCGATGCCGCTGGCCTTCTGGACTTCGGTAAACCGCTCACCGAACCGCTGGCGTGCTGCGGACGGTGCCGGGGCAGGGGGGAAGACCGGGGCAGGTCCCAGTGCCGGTGCGGCCTCGCCACTGTTCAGCCAGTCGGCGAGCTTGGCCCCTTCCTTCTGGCCGGGCTTGATGATTACCGCATCATGGAACAAGCTGCACCGCGTCTTTGTAACGTTGAGCGTTGCGTCGGACATGTCGCCCACCACGTCAAACTCATACTCCAGCCCGTCACGCTGCACCGGTTGAAGTCCAACCTTGCGAACGATGGTCTTACCCCGCTCGTCCTTCTCCTGCACAAACTCCATCTTCACCCGCATCGTTACGATGATGTGAAGGTTCGCCCGGACGAGCTTGTCAACCATGCGATTGTGCTGCGGCGTGATGTTTCGCCACGCGGTAAAGCTGTTCGCGGTGCGGCCTGCGGCCTCGGACTTGGCCTGGGCCTTGTCTACCTGATCGAGGGCACCGCCAATACCGATCCAAGCGTGCGAGAGCGAGTCGATGACCACCGCGTCATAACCGGCCTTCTCGGCCTGTTCGATTGCATCCACGTAGTCAGCCGGGCCAAAGTTGGTCAGGTTGAGAACGTCGAAGTCGGCCACGTCAGCGTAAAGGCTGGCCGAGTAGTTCTCGGTGTCGATCAGGGCGATACGTCCGCTCGGACCAACCACGCCACGGGCCAGCATCAGGGCCGAGTAAGTTTTACCGCTTCCGGTCGGCCCTAGTAGGGCCATACGCAGCTTCCGCTGCTTGCGAGTTGCTTTCACGAATCCAGCCATCTTCGATCTCCTATCGAGTGTGATTGACGACACGCACACCGTGTACGTCCGCTTCCTGCCGGGGAGAACAAAAGCGAACCCCAGCAGGTCGCGGACTGACACCGCGTCAGTCGTGATCGAGTTCAAGGGGCAGCAAGCAGAGGGGGAGCAGGAAGAGGCAGAGGAGCGCCCAAGTAATCATTTGGATGCCCTCGCATGGCGTAGAAACGCCTCGGCTTCGCCTTTGTCCGCTGTGTACATGGCGATGTATCCGGGCGTTCCGTCTGCCTTAAAAACCTTGGACGATCCGCCGGGCCGCGTTGTCGATTCGACCACTTCTGACGTTCCGTCTTGGTAAATACAGAGCATGTGCCACGTCGTCTTGGTGTCGTTGCTGTTCACGCCTCACCACCCTTCAGCTTCGCCAGGTCGGCGGCGTACTCGGCTGTCAGCGTTGTGATCGCGTCGGCGATTGCGGCGGCGTGAAACGGGAGAACATCCACAAACCGCAGGACGGTCAGGTCGTTCCCGTCAAGGGCAAAGGCGGTGATGCCGCCCGAATCGATGTGAACAAGGTACTTGTACTGCCCACAATCAACCGTGCGGGACAGGACCACTTCGCGGGTGGTTTCGGTGGTGTCGTTCAC